TGTCTGTAGTATTTATTAAATAGTATACACCGTTTCTTGCGGCAATAAATCTTTCTTCATCTGCATTTGGTACAACAGCTAATGCTTGTACTACACCACTACCACTTAACTGTGCAGTATCTAACTTACTGTATCCTGCTACTTTACGATAACCACCGTCAAGTGAAGGTTCAAAGTTCTGTAATATAAAAGCAGAACCAACAGCATTAATACCTTGCTGCAGTGGACTAATGTTTGTAACTAAACCACCCATAAAAGGAACAGGGAATGTGGACCATGCAGTAGTCATACTGTTATACTTTCAATAAACCAAACGTATCGGGGTTTCCAACCTTTACTGTAGAACGAATATAATCATAGCTATTTATATGTATACTACGCATAAATTTTATACCCTGTTCAAATTTTTGTTGAGACAATTGAGATGATTGAGTGTCTCCTCGAAATTGATATACATAAAACATAGCACCATCCGTAACTACATGTTTAAATTCTAAAGGAACAGTTGGTACATCATCATGTAATTCTAAATCTACAGGGTTACGATAATATTCATAAATTAATTCATACGCTTTATCTGATGTTGGAAATATTAAAAATTCTTGACTAGGCGCTCTACTTACAAATCTTGGTTTAGAGCGTATTCCTGTATCTGTATTATACTCAAAGTCAGAGTGTTTGTCAAGATATTCTTGGTAGTTCATATTCTGTAATTTTGTTGTTGAAATATTTAAAGTAGTATTTCTTTTTAATCTAAAGCTATTCATGTTAATATATTTAGCATCATAAGGATAACCATAGCGTGTTACTCCTGCAGTAAGAATATCTTCTTCTTCTACATGATTCCAAGGCCACCCAAACTCTTCGTGATTAATGTGTCTAATGGATGCATTAACTGCATCTTTAGCTGCATTGTAATATCCTGTTGCGGTAGCAAAATTAGAACTTGTAAGCTCTACTTCATTAAGTCTACGATTTACTTCATTAACAAGTCCAAGAAAGTTATACGACATTATTTTTCCCTCACACGTAAAAATACAGTTCTTTCAACTACAAGCCCATTGCTATCTGTAATTCTACAAGTAAATTTATATTTTACATTATCTGTACCCCCTGCAATATGTGCAGTTACTACAGTGTTGGTATTTGTAGAAGACACAAGTTGAATGGTATTTACTAATGATCCACCATTACTTAATTGAGTTTTTACACCGTTTTCATTATCTACAAACCAAACAAAATTTGATATAGTTGCGCTACCAATAAAACGTGACCAATCAATACTATAGTCAAGTGTTTCATCGGGGTCTTTGTTAGGCCATTTTAATGACATTAGTTTATCCTTTATGCAGCGTATGCTGTTCTTTCATTTTGATGTTCTACATACACTGTTCTAAATTTAGAATTTTCTTCTTTAACATATGCCGTTCTTTCATTTCGAGGTTCTATATATGCTGTTCTAAATTTAGAACTCGATTCACGTACAAGAGTTGTTCTACTTCTATATGTAGTTGAACTTATATATTCAGTGCGTAATCTATTATAATTATTTTTTATAGATTCATAATCAAATTGTACTGTGTTTATAGTTAACGTACCTATAGAAATTGTATTAGCAACATTTACTACAGGTACATTAGCTGTGCCAGTAACAGTTACTGTATTATTTAATGCTGTAGCAGCTAAACCAGTAAGAGTGTTTGTTGTACCTGTACCTTCAACTATTGTAATGGTAGCTACACTGCTTGCACCAGATGTACCAGTAAGAATTATAGTTGATCCTGTACCCTCAACTATAGTAACATTAGCTATACTACCTGTGCTAGATACGCCAGTAATAGTAGGAGATACACCTGTACCTTCAACTACAGTAATACTACCTAAACTAGTTGTAGTAGCTAAACCAGTAAGAGTGATTTTAGCTGCGGCAGTAACAGTTACTGTATTATTTAATGCAGTAGCTGATACACTTGATATTACAAAAGTTACATTAACTTGGGCTACATCACTAAATGCAGATGCACTAAAAGGACTTTGACTAAAAGACATTGGTTAACCACTCTCCAAAACATTTAGCCTAGCTTCAATGCTAGTTAATCTCTGTTCTGTTGCCGCACCAACAAAAGCAAACAACTCTGGGTATCGTAATGCTTTACGGTTCATTTTTATTGCATCGTCTGGAGCCTCATCTTCGCTCTCCCACATTTCAATTAATGAACCATCTTCGTTTCGTGTTTCCCACCAAGTATTTTCACACCAAAAAGCATATTTACTTGCGTCTAAACCTACGTCAGACATTGCGGTTGCCACTTGCTGTGCAATTGCGCCAGTGTGTATTCTGGCACTATCACCTTCACTCGCAACTGTACTATTCCATTTGTATGTTTTGAACAGCTTGCTAATAGCCGTTGCCGCAGTAATTTCTGCACTTGTTAAAGATGCAATTTGCTGTTTTTCATTTTCATCAGACGTTTGAATTGTGCCGTTAGTAGCGTATATATTTTTCCAACGGACTGAAGAATTACCTAAGCTATCGGTATCGTCTGAACTACCACCAGTTTGATTACATGGAACGATATGAGTATTTGACCAATCAAATCTAAAACCACAGTTTATTGCCGCTATAAAAAGATCGTTTGATTCTACTCCAATACGTGCTCTAAAACTAGCAGCTTCAGCTATGTATATATAAGAGTTATCTTCATTTATTTTGTTTAGAGAAAGACAATTACCTGTATTAGCTGTAATCCAAACAGTTCCGTCTGTAGCCGCTCCCGACCCTGCTGAAGTCATAATTTCAACCCCAGGAGTTGTAAATGAGTTAGCAGTCTTAGAAATTAAAATACGATCACTGCCGTCTAAACGAAAATGCTCTTGCCCACCGCAATAAAAAGCTAATTCTCCGTCTGATTTGTTGCCAGTGATTGCGGGCCTAGAAGACCCACCTCCCCAACCGATAAACTGGTCATCGTCTATATCTTGACCTGCGCTAAAAGTTTGCTGTGCTGTAAAGTCTTGCGCATTTTCTAGAGTTGCAACTGTTCCAGTAGCATCGGGAATCGTGACGGTTCTATCAGCCGTGGGGTCAGTTACTGTGAGTGTAGTTTCGTTACTATTTGAAGTTGCTCCTTCAAATTTAATATCTACACCTGTATCAAGAATTAAATCTTTGTCTAGGATTGTAACGCCAACAAGATCATCTATTTTCATTATATCTCTTGTGCCTGAAGCGTCAAACTTACCTGCACTAAAAGTTAATTTTCCTGCATGTTGTCCCGATAATGATGTAGATGTTCCCGCCTCTATCTTAAAACTATCTTGGGCAGTTCCCCCTGACGCCTCATTAGCTGTAAACAAAATAGTGCCCACAGTTTCTATTCCGACTGGGCTTGTTTTGTCGTGAATAATATTAAGTATTGGGCCATCGGTATTACTCGTAGACGTAAGAGTTACATCTCCATCTCCACTAGAAGCAACAACTACATCACCTGACGCATCAGGTAGAGTAATTGTTCTGTCTGCGGTAGGATCAACCACAGTGACCGTTGTTTCAAAGTCATCTGCCGTTGCACCTTCAAAAACAATAGTAGAACCATCTATCGTAATATTATCAACTATGAGAGTAGATAGCGTACCTAATGATGTAATATTAGGTTGTGCAGCCGTTGTGACTGTACCTGCTGTTGTTGCTGTAGCAGCATTACCAGAAGTATCTTGATTCCCTGCTGTATTAACACCTGGTAAGTCTATAGCTGCAGTACCATCAAAAGATACACCACCTATATTTCTAGCTGTTGCAAGAGCAGTTGCAGTAGCTGCGTTACCTGTTGTAGAACCAGATGATCCTGATGTATTACCAGTAACGTTACCTGTTACATTACCCTCTACGTTAGCTACAAGTGTACCTGTGCTAATTGTAAGATTGCCTGTAGTTGCACCTGTAAACGATCCTGTACCTACAGTAAATTTATCTGCACTTTCGTCATAACCAATAAAGGCATTGTCTGATGAACCACGTTCAATAACAATACCTGCGTCATTCGATGGAGAACCAGATGTTCCATTTCCTAATTCTATTAATGCATCTGTTACAACAGTATTAGTTGTATTAACAGTAGTTGTTGTTCCGTTGACAGTAAAATCACCAGTAACAGTTAGGTCATTTCCTAAAGTTACATCACCAGTACTATCTAAAAATACAGATTTTTCTGCAGGGTAAGTAATAAATACCTCTGCTTGTGCTGTAAGATTAACGGCATTACCAGAGTTTGAACTTTCTAAAACAGTAGTTCTTGCTAAAGTAGAAGTACTTTCATTCCAAGTACCTAGACCAACTTCAAATTCATCAGTGCTTGTTTCAAAAATAGAATAGTAAGTAGTGTCACCATTTGTTAAAGCGGCAGCAAAGGTTTGAAAACCTGCTACATTACCATTTAATACAATACTTCCAGTACCAGTTGTAGTTGTAGTTTGTTTTACTCTATCTTTTACTACAAGAGCCATTAATAAAAACCTTTGTTAAGCAATACGAATTATTGCAGTAGAAGCACCTGCTGCAGGAAATTCAACTGTAAAATCACCATTTGTTGAAGTTTTAGTAGAACCAAAAGTGATTACACAAATTGCTTTATTTGAAGCAGAAGAATTATATATTATACAGCCATCTGCTGAAATAGTAGAAGATGTAAATATTACGTTGGCAAAATCAACAATAGCTGTAGTGCCATCTACAGTTATAGCGGCACTACCTAAAGTTGCACCACCAGATGAATAACCTGTTCCTGAAGTTTCATCTGAATTACCAG